TGAATGGCGTTAAACATCTTGTCAGATTAAGCGTGATCGACGCCATGGGCCACAGAACGGACGAGGTATATGACTGGTGCCGTGTCAATCGCGGACGTGTTTTTCCGCTAAAAGGCGAGCAAAGAATGCAACAGCCCGTTGCCTGGTCGAAAATAGACGTATATCCCGGCACAAGTAAGCCTATTCCCGGCGGTATCAAGCTTGCACGAGTAAATACGACCTATTTTAAAAATAAACTGGCCAACACCTTAGAGATTGCCCCGGCGGATCCCGGAGCCTGGCATATGCATTCCGAAATGACCGAAGACTGGGCAAGACAGATGACATCCGAATATGTCGACGAAAAAGGCGTCTGGCAGGTCCGCCAGTCCATGGCAAATCACGCCTGGGATGTGTCAGGCTACGGCCTGGCCTGTGCAGAGATCCTTGGAATTCGTTTCTGGCAGAAGATAAAGCAGAAAAGGGAAGCAGAAAGGCCCGCGATACCTCAACAAAACGGTTCCTGGGTGCGTGGTAATCAAAACGGTAAATGGATAAAATGAAACGTGAATAATAAAAAGATACTAATCGGTTGCGATGCGATAATGACATACATCGGCGTTTCCAGGCCGCTATTCAAAGAGTTTGTCGCAAGAGGCATGCCCGCCAAGCTGATCAACAACCGCTGGTATGCTCATACTGATAATCTCGATAAATATTTCCAAAAATTAACGTTCTATCACGAAACAGATCCGCCGGACGATGCGGCGTAACCCATGCTTCGCCTAAAGGCTTCGCAGGGTAAACCCAAAACCAAGGAGGTAATTATGAAACCGGATATGGATACAATTAAGTATTTAAATTATTTGTGCAAGAGTTATGACGGGGCTGTAAAGCTGATGACGGCCACAAGTAACAGAATCGCTGCGTTGAATCCTGCTGCACCCTTGAAATACCAGGATGAGTATAAAGCCATGGAGTCGATCAAGGGCAGTTATTCAAGAAAGATTACAAAATATCTTAAATTCTGGCCGATCTGGACTGAATGGCTTGAAAAGGTGCCCGGAGTCGGACCTTTTGTGGCTGGAAATCTTATTATGCTTTATTATTACCGCTTTGTAGCTATCTGCCCGAAATGCGGAGAAAAGCTTGAGAAAAAGGAAAAGACTCTTTACTGCAAAAAATGCGACAAGAGCGTAAAAGGTGACGGCGTTTTAATCCACGATATAGAAATAAAAGACTTTCCTATGGTTTCGAGCTGGTGGCATTATATGGGCAGGCACACGGTTGACGGTAAAATGCCTAAAAGAAAAAAAGGCACCCTTAACACCTGGTCAACAAAAGGCCGTGTCATTGGCTATCATATCAGAGAACAGTTTAATCGGCAGGGCGCAGATCACCTGTATAAAAACTTCATGCTCAAACGTAAAATAAAACGGGAAAGAACGCACCCGGACGCAACAAAAGGGCACAGGCACAACATGGCCATGAATGAGACCGTAAAGCTCTTCCTGTCTCACTTCTGGCACATAGCTCGAACCATAGACGGCAAATCAACTGAAGGCCCATACGCTAAAACAATCTTGAAACATACAAATATAATACCACCATACTATTGGAGCCAAGGAATAGATGAAACCCAAAGCTAGGTTGCGCCCGGCCCAGCAAAGCCTTTAGGCGACGCTGGGAGCCAAAAAAAGCATGAAACCCAGTCGGACCTTGCGAGCCAGTCTTGTTGTGAAACCCAAAAACCTCCTGCGAGTCAAAAGGAAATTTAAACCCAATTTTTTTATACGAGCCAAATATATAATGAAACCCAATATATAATTGCGAACCCAAAACCCCTAACCCTTAAACGGAAGGAGATTATCATGATGAACACAGCATTAGTAAACGACAGATGGAAAAAAATGCCCGTTACAACAATTGCAATGTTAAAGAAGCATTATGACGGAAAAGCTATTGAGGAGCTTGAAGATATAGCGTCAAATGCGACCACGGCCTGGTTTGAAAACGGTATTTTATTTATTAACATGATGTTTTACCTGGAAAGAACAAAGCGGTATAAGGAGAATAAACGTTTTGCAAAATCGACCTTTGAAGAGTATATTAGAATCCGGCACGGACTTCAGCCAAAAAAATATTATAGAGATCGGCTTGCCTATGTGAATTATCCAGAAGAAACAAGAGAGTATGGCGTCGGGTTTGTTGAAAAGGTGAAAAGAAAATGCGGAGTTCTTAACTTTCCGAAAGTTGTAAAAGATATAAAAAAAGCCGAAACAAACAAAGAACCTCTTATACAGCAGGAAATAAATGATATTATCGAAAAACACTCAACCGAAAAACCGCCGGCCGCTACGCTTCCTTCATGGGTTCTCCGAAAAGAGCTTGACACATTGAGGCAGGCAATTGTAGATAAAGACAGCATAATAAAAGAGCAGGCGATTCAGATCGTAAAACTAAAAAAAACAATAAAAAGGACCTGTCCTGCGTAGCCAAAGGCGAAGAAGGATGAAAAAACTATTAATTATAATGATTTGTTGCGGGTTTGTTTTTATGTCATGTGCTGGATCGCCGAGACACATCGGCTATCTGACAGCAAAAGGCACAATCAGGGTGGAACCGGTTGATGACGATTCTTATGATTATAAAGTTTCGATAATAAATCTTACCGATTTTTCATGGGATGGTAAAAATGAGGCGGATCGAATAAAAGCCGTTAACGTGATCTTTAAAGATCAGTGCAAAAATGTTGAGATTATCGACGAGACGCCAATCCAAACCGGCAAATATGCGTTTGGCAATCCGGCAATCACATATATTTTAAAAGTGAAATGTGAGGAGTAGCCCTTCAAGTTTCAATTAAAAACGGCCCATGCTTCGCTAAAGCTTCGCAGGGCAACAAAAAAAGCGTCCCCTTTGGGGCGCTTTTTTTGTTGTCAATAGTTTTCTTTTGTAATTCTTCTGTAATTCTTCTGTAAATCTTCCGTACAATTCCCGATTTAACAAAAAACCCCATGATATGGTGTGCGAAATTTTAATTTTCACCATATATGGGGTTTTTTTATGTCTAAAAAGAAGAGTAAAGCTTCAGGCGTTGCCAAGGCTATGCCTGACAAGCCGCAAAAATCTCCTCCGGTTACACCGCAACCTGTAACCCGTTGCCCGGAACCCGTTTTTGACTGTCTAAACTGTCGCATGTTGCTGGGGCTTCATTGCACGAAGCTGAGAATCGATATCGATCTCGGCCACCCGAAACAAGACTGTGATTACTGGAGAAAGCCGCTGCCTCTATAAAAGGCCCAGCGGCTTTTTTTGTTTGCTATTAGCTAACAGCTAAGAGCTATCAGCTAAAAAATACGGCTTGTCCTGCGTAGCTTTAGCGAAGAAGGAAGGTATTTTTTCCATGTCCTTTACATCCACAGACCTCGCCACTGTCGAAACGGCGATTATTGCTCTGACATCGGGCAAGCGTTCGGTTCAGGTCGAATACGCCGGCAAGACGGTTTCCTATCAGGCGGTTGACTTAGACAAGCTTATAAAGCTGCGATCCCTGATTCAGGCCGAGATTCAACCGGGCGGCTTTATTAACAAAATAAAATTTGTGAATCCGACATGATACCAATCGATATCCCAAAAAATATGATTGATCGGGCCATAGAAAAAGTTGCTCCACAGTGGGGCGTTAAACGGATGCGATCACGCTATGCGCTGTCAATGCTGTCAGGCTATAAAGCCGCCGACATTACCAGGATACGTGACAACTGGATTTTGCCGGGCATGGGCGGAGATCAGGCAACGGCTACATCTTACGATCTGTCTGTTATGAGATCAAGGGCTCGTGATGCGAACAGAAACGATCCTGTTGCGTCCGGCGCTCTCGACACGATGAAAACCAATATCATCGGAAACGGACTTAAACCGCAGTCAAAGATCCGTGCCAATGTCCTTGGCATATCCGAAGACAGAGCCAAGGATCTGCGCCGCCAGGCTGAAACGGCATGGAGTGTTTTTGCACCCATGGCGGATGCTGCCAACAAGCTTGATATTGACGAGATGCAGTTTCTGGCTATTGCCAAGGTGATCGAAGACGGCGAAACCATCATTATTCCCACCTGGGCAAAAGAAAAGTGGCGTCCCTTCGGCCGATGTCTTGAAATACTCGAATCGGAACGCCTTGTGTCCAGGCCTGATAAAATCACTCTTGCGCCGCATGGAATCGAAACAGGATCCCGGGGCCAGCCCGAAACATACTGGATCAAGAAAGTTAAATCCGGCTCTGCTAAAGCTACGCAGGACAAGAACGATTATATTCCCATTAAGGCAAGAGATTCCGAAGGACGGCCGAAGATATTACACATCTTTCCCACAAAGCGACCCGGCCAGACTCGCGGAGTTCCTTTTTTTGCGCCGGTTCTGTCGTATTTTAAAGATCTCGCTGATTATCTCGAGGCCGAAGTTGTGGCTGCGCGCGTGGCTGCGTGCCTTGCCGTATTTATTACCAAGGGTGATCCCATGTCCGCGGCTATGGCCATGGGCGGCGATACGGAAACCGGCACAAACGAGAGAGTCCAGAGCATAGAACCCGGCTTAGTCAGCTATCTTAATTTCGGCGAGTCGATTAACACTGTTGATCCGAAACGCCCGGGCGATTCATTCGGCTCGTTTATCGAAAGTATTTTGCGAGTCATCGGCATATCCCTCGGCCTTCCTTACGAACTCATCGCAAAAGATTTTTCAAAGACAAATTATTCCAGCGCACGGGCGTCTCTGCTTGAAGGACGCAGAATGTTCATGGGCTGGCGAAAGTGGTTTTCCGGTAAATTCTGCAGACCTGTATGGGATCTTGTCCTGGAAGAAGCTTTTTTGCGCGGCATGTTCGATGCTCCTGATTTTTATAAATATCAACATGAGTACAGCCGTGTTCAATGGATAGGCGGAGGCTGGGGCTGGGTTGATCCGGTCAAAGAGGTTGACGCATCCAAGAAGGCTATTGATTACGGCCTGTCCACCCTGGCAAAAGAGGTAGCCGCACAGGGCGAAGACTGGGAAGAGGTTCTGGAGCAGAAAGCACGGGAAAACGAAAAAACAAAAGAACTGGGCCTTGAGCTGACAACTGCCGACAAAACAAAGACAACGAAAGGCGAAGAAGATGGAAGTAAAAGCGACGAAGACGATTGATATCTTTACTCAGCCCTGGGCGATTTCGCCGGATGGGCTTGAGTCCATCATAACGGCGCAAAACGAGTTTGATTACAACGCCCTGGCTGCTAAAGCCGGCGAATGGTCAAACGAGGGCGAAAATATAATCATGCGCGGGACTACTGCCATCCTGCCGATTACGGGTCCCATCTTCAGGCACGGCAGCTTCTTTTCGCTGTTTTTCGAGGTGACATCGCTGTCCGTGCTGGCAAAGGATTTCAAGTCGGCAATGGACAGCGACAAGGTGGAATCGATCATCCTGGACATAGACTCACCCGGCGGGCAGGTATCAGGCGTAAACGAGTTTGCTCAGATGGTTTACGAGGCCAGAGGGGAAAAACCAGTCACGGCATATGTCGGCGGATCCGCATCCAGCGCAGCATACTGGATCGCATCCGCTGCTGATAAAATAGTTATAGACGCAACGGCAAGGCTCGGATCCATCGGCGTCGTCGTTGCCATGCAGAAACCGTCTTCGAGTGTAATCGAGATTGTTTCCACTAACAGCCCCATGAAACGGCTTGATCCGGAAACGGCTGAAGGTCGAAAAGAGATTCTTAAAACCGCGGACGCCCTTGCCGACGAATTCATAAAAATCGTTGCAAGAAACCGGAAAACAGATCCGGATACCGTGATAAACGACTACGGGCGCGGCGGCGTCCTGGTCGGTGCAGGCGTTGTAAACGCAGGCATGGCCGATAATCTTGGAAGTCTGGAATTATTAATATCACAACAAACACATAACAGAGGAGAAAATATCATGGCTGATATTCTTACAAAAGAGCAGTTAACGGCAAATTTCAAGCAGGTGGTGGCGGAAGCCCCGGATCTGCTGGAGAAGTTTAAAACAGAAGCCCGACAGGAAGGACATGTCGAAGGAGTAAAAGAAGGCACAACCGCTGAACGCACGCGAGTGACCGAGATCCTCGGCGCAGATGCCGATCCTGTTGAAACCAAAAAAGCAATCGAGGAAGGCACTGCTGCAGATGCTGCATATAAGCAGTTTTACACGGCGGAAAGAGAAAAACGAGCCCTGGGTCTGAAAGGACTCGAAACCGAAGCAACCAAACCGGTCGGTCAGGAAGAGCTGACAGCCGAAGAGCTGGCAAAGAACGGCGAAAAAGAGATGCCCATTGATGAGCAGCTCTCTGCTAAGGCACAAACCCTTGCCGATGAAAAAAGCATCAGTTACGCGGATGCCGTAAAACAGCTTGCCGCAACGGAGAGCCAGTTGAGAAGCAAGTGGGTGCCGGCAGGAATGGCATAGGGATTGAATATTTAAAATAAACTAACCCTGCTTCGCTAAAGCTACGCAGGGCAAGCCCTGCATAGCATTTGCGACGCAGGACAAGGGAGATAAATCATGATTGAATATGGCGGAAAAGATATAACTTTTACGGCTGTAGAGGATTTAAGCAGTCATCAATTCATGTTTGTGCATCAGGCAGATGACACAACGGTGGATCTGGTGGACAGCGGTACCGAATACCCGGTGGGCGTTTTGCAGAATGCTCCGGCTGATGGTGAAATTGCGGTTGTGCGTGTGGACGGCACCTCCAAGCTGGTGATGAACGCTGCCGTGGCTGTCGGAGGTAAAGTAAAGTGCGAATATGTCGGAGCAACCGACAACGGCAAGGGCGATGCAGCGGATACTGACGGAGATCTTGCACGCGGTGTATGCATCGGAGCATCCGGAGCGGAAGACGATGTAGGAGCGATCCTGCTTTGCAGCGATACGCTTTCTATTCCTGCTTAAAATTGACTATTTACTATTGAAAACAAACTAACCCTGCTTCGCTAAAGCTACGCAGGGCAAGGAGAAGAAAATGCAACCTACACCATCAGATGTTCATAAAGATTCATTCCTGACCGGTATATCCGTCGGATACAGCAATCCGATGTTTATAGCGGATCAGGTTTTTCCGAATGTGGTTGTCGCGAAACAGAGCGATTATTACTACAAATTTTTAAAAGGCGCGTGGTTTAGAAACGAGGCCAAAGTAAGAGGCCCGGGCGCCAAAGCTGCCCAGGGCGGATATCCGGTTACAAGCGGAACATACGCCTGTGTTGAACAAGCCTATGCCCATAAGGTGCCGATCGAGCTGATCAACAACGCCGATGCGCCTATCAAGCCTTTTGAGTCGGGCACAAGGTTTGCCACGCAGATGGTCATGCTGGCAAAAGAAATTGCAGTTGCGGATCTGTGTATGACTGCATCCAACTGGACCACAACCGATGACGTGGCTGCCGCCTGGGTAGGTACTGCGGACGGAACAGGCAACACTTTTATTGCCGATATCCTGGCACAAAAAGAGGTTATCCGTCAGCTCATAGGCAGATACCCGAATCGCCTGATCATGGATGCAAAAACTTTCAAGAACGTCAAAACCGAGTTCACGGTGCTTGAAAGAATCAAATACACCGGCACATCAGGCAAACCTGCGGATGTAACCACATTAACCATCGCACAGCTCTTTGAGCTTGACTGGGTAGGTATCGGCGGAGCAATCAAGTCCGATGCAGAAGAGATTGTGGCGGGCACGGATTTCAACGCGGTTGATATCTGGGAAACAAACGCAACCAAGGGAGCTGCGCTTTTGTATTATCAGGAGCCTTCACCCGCCATCGAGGTCCCGAGTGCCGGATATGTGTTCAACTGGAAAGGTTCGGAATCTCCGTTTGAGGCCGAGATTGCATCCGATCTTTACAGATCGGTGCGTTACTGGTGGGAGAAAGATATCAAATCCTACATGGTTGAAGCGTCGGAGAATTTTGTTCCGAAAGTTGTCTGTGCAGACGCAGGCTGTCTGTTTACCGATACAATCGTTACGTAAAAAAAGGGTTCAAGGATTCAGGGATCCAAGGGTTCGAGTGAAGGATAAAAAGTCGTTTTAAAAAAGATAGAGCGAAGCGACACCATCACTTGACCCCTCGATCTCTTGACCCCTCGAATCCTTAAAATGCGGAGCATTTTTGAGTGGATCTCTATACCTTTTTCAACACCTTTGTCGAAGCAGTGGCAAATGACAGCGAGCTTGACGCCTGGGCGAACATCAATTTTGAGCGCAGCGTCAAAGTTTATGCCGAAGTCGATGCAGCGAATGATCCTGACGAGGAAGACGACACGCCTTATGTGATTTTCGGATCACCGGGCAAGTTGTTTCATCAGGAAAAACGCCTGGTCGAATACTACATGGGTGCGTTCCTGACCATCAATAAAGACGGATATAAGCTGCGCACTGAAGACAATGTCGTCGAGGCTCTCGGCGTAAAGCTGGCATCGGAGTTCATCGAGCATATAAAAAACGCCATTGTCGCGGCACTGCCCGCAAACTTCGTATGCGGTTTTACCGCCGAGACAGACACGGTGACAAGACTGCCGGAAGTATGCGGATATCTCGATATCGACTTCGCTCAGGTGCTGACAATCGGCGAGGATCCAATGGAATAAAAGCGGTTAACAGTTACCGGTTTACGGTTACCGGTTTAAAAAAAAGCAAAATTCCTTAACCGTCAACTGTAAACCGTCAACCGTAAACCTAAATTACGGAGTAATTTATCATGCAACAAACAGGAGCAAATGCAATAGTGATGATCGGCGAAGAATCGTCGTTTAAAACCGTGGCCACGGTGGGCTTTGAGCTGCCGGTGAACAGTTGCGGGGTTAAAGGCCTGCAGCCGCTTTCAACAGCTCAGACACTGACCGGCAATCGCAGTCCGGTTGCGCCCTTTTCGGGCAATCGTGATGTATCGGGTTCCATCGTTGTCCCTGTCGATTCTCTCGCCATGCCGTACTGGCTGCAGAAGATGTTCGACGATGAAGCCACAACCGGATCAGATCCCTACACCCACGAATATAAAATCGGCGCCACCATGCCGTCTTTTACCCTGGAGGAGCAGTTTACCGATCTTACGGTGGATAAATTTGCCAGGTTCCTGGGCTGTATGGTTTCCGGCTGGTCAATGAGCGTCGGTGGAGACGGCGAACTGGTAAACAATATCGACGTTATAGGAGCGTCGGATACGCTTGAAAACAGCGCCTTTGATGCAGCTCCGACCACAATATCTCTTGCACGGTTAGAAAACTTTCAGGCCGCCATTACCGAAGGCGGCGGCGCTCTTTCCAATGCCAGGGAGTGGTCGTTCAATATCGATTTCGGGCTTGACACCGATCAGTTCGTCATCGGCGGCAGTGGTGTGCGCGGAAGCGTGCCGGTTGGAATCGTAGGTGTGTCCGGCAACGTAAAAACCCTGTTCGAGGATTCTTCTTTGTTGGACAAAGCTATCGCCGGTACAGAAACAAGCTTTAAGGTTACCGTCTCGAACGGCGCCAGTTCTATTTTTGAAGTAGAGCTCGAAGAGCTGCGTCTTGAACGAAATACACCTGATATCCCGGGTCCCCAGGGGCTTCTCGTGGATCTGAATTTTCAGGCATATTACACTGACGGATCAGATGCGAGTGCGATTGTGGCCAGAGTGACGAATGCGATAGCGAGTTATTAAAGGGATAGGCACCCATGCGTCGCTAAAGCTATGCAGGGCAAGGAAGGCAGAAGTGAAAGGATAACTATGGCGCGAACGGTAAAGGTCGGAAATAAAAAAATATCAGTGCGGAGTCTTACGAGAAAAGAGGTCAAGGCGTTAAAGAAAAAGGGCTTTGATATTGGAAACCTTTCGCGGGATCAGGTCGATGATCTGCTTGATGAGGTTTTTCCCATACTCTTTAGCAAGGAAGAGGTCAAGCTCATTGATGACTCGCCATACAAGATTTGCACCCTTGTCTGGACGGCGATTGTAGAAGAAACCTACGGCTCCGTGGGAGAGGAAAAAAACTTGCCGAAGTCTGGGGCTGGTTCTCAGACAAAGAAAGGATAGAGTACTGCAAGGTTTGCGGCAAAACGGGCGAAGCCTGCACGACTTGTGAATACGGCAGCCCGCCTGATCTCATGGATGAAAATCAAGACGCCTGGGATCTGTGGATTGAGGTAAAAACTCAGTGGCGGGGAGGCGGCGCCGGGCTTGATTATAACACCGTATATGCCGAGGCCGACCGTCTCGGCATTGATTTATCGGTTTGTACGATGAAGAAGATTAAAGCGCTGGAAGCGATAGTTTTAAAGGCAGAAATAAACTAAAAACGCTATGCAGGACTTGTCCTGCGTAGCCAAAGGCGAAGCAGGATGGCTGATCACCGACTTCAGATTGTACTTGCCGCAAAAGATGTAACCGGAACTGCATTTACGAAATTGCAAGGCCGAATCTCAGCTTTGACCAAATCCGTTTTTTCTTTAAAAGGCGGGCTGGTTGCCATGGCCGGGGCTTATGGTTTGAAAATGGCGGCTACGGCGGCGCTTGATGTTGCATCGTCTTTTGAGCTGATGCAGGTTAAGCTGGATGCATTAACCAAGGGTAAAGGCGCAGAGACTCTTGAGCGCATCAACGCCTGGGCACTGGAAATGCCGGTTAATACCAGAAAAGCTGTTGACACATTTGCGATGATGCAGGCCATGGGTCTTGATCCCACCATTGAAAAAATGCAGACCCTGGTGGATACATCAAGCATATTCGGTCAGGAAGCCATGCCGCGGGTTGCCCGTGCCCTGGGTCAGATGGCTACTCTTGGAAAACTTTCCGCAGAAGAACTCAATCAGATGTCAGAGGCCGGAATCAATGCCCGCAAATATCTCACCGAAGCATTCGGCATGACAGTCCAGGAACTGCAAAAATCACAGGTATCCATTGAAGAAATCATAGATGCAATATGGCAGGGCCTTGACGCCGACTTTGGAGGCGCCGCAACAAAAGCTCAGGACTCCTGGCAAGGCATGGTTCTGACATTCAAGAGTTACATGGAAGAGATTTTAAAGCAGGTCATGGATGCCGGAGTGTTCCAGGTGATCAAGGATCAGCTTAAAGACGTCAATGACGGCCTGAAACTCTGGATTACAAACAATAGCGAGTTGATCAAGCAGAAAGTCCCGGAATATATGGACTCTATTGCAACTTCGATTTCAAACATCGCAGGTGCAATGAAAAGAGTTAGTGTGTGGCGAGCAAATTGGTCCGAATGGATGGGTGTTCGAAGTGACAAAGAAATATTGCAGGCTGGACATGAGTTGTTTGGCACAGTTTCACCTGATTATAATCGCCCCACCGGCGCTCTCGATTTCGATACCCAGGAGGCAGAGGAATCTGCTGCACGTTATAAAGGATTACTTGCTGAAGTTGTAACAGAAACCAACAACCTGGCCAATGCAACAAATACAGTAAAAGAGGCAATCGACAAAGAGGCCGAAGCTATGGCGGCGGTATATCAGCGGCAGTTTGATGTGGCCGTTGAGAGCTACACTACAAAGTTAAAAGAGATGGCCGATGCCGAGACCGAAGCTGCCAGAGAAATGGCGAGTTTTCAGCAGCAAGTCGATGAGATGAATGGTATTATGTCCAATACTTCCACCTGGGACTTAATGCAGGACCAGCTCGACAAAACCGCCGATACAGTCAAGCGCACCGGCGATATGGTAGCCAACAACCTCGGCAATGCTCTTACAAGCCTTGTAACAGGAGCAAAGGACGCCAAAGATGCATTCGCTGATTTTGCCAAAAGCACGCTTAACTGGATGCTCAAACTGATGATGCAGGAAGCGGTTACGGGAACAATGAAATATCTTGGCCTTACCACTGCCGCCCAGGGCGCCGTGTTCGATCAATCCGGCCTTGTCCCCTTTGCCAGGGGCGGAATCGTCAACCGCCCGACTATCTTTCCATTTGCATCCGGAGCAGGCTTGATGGGAGAAGCCGGCCCGGAGGCGATTTTGCCCCTGACTCGTACTTCAGGCGGTGACCTGGGTGTTAAAACCGAAGGCGGCGGGGGCGGTACGACTATAATTATCAACGCCGTGGACGCAAAGAGTTTTGACGATATGATCCGAAGAAATCCCGGAAGTATTGTCAGGGTTGTCAATGACGAATTAATCAGTAACGGCGGCCTGAGAAGTACCATGAGGAGAACGCTTTAAAAAAAAGGATTCAAGGATTCAGGGATTCAAGGGTTCGAGTGAAGGATAAAAAGTCGTTTTTAAAAAGGCGGAGCAAAGCGACACCACCACTTGAACCCTCGGCCCCTTGACCCCTTGAATCCTTATAACAAAAACAAGTGAAGAAGGCACAAAAGGTAAAAGAAATGTCGACTTATCCTGAATCACCGAAACCAATCTACCCTCTAATCATCGAGCCGGAATGGAAAACTATTATATCCGGTTTTGACGGAGGCGGCGAACAGCGCCGGCAGAAGCAGCTTTTTCCGAAATATAATGTTTCGGTGCAGTATGATGCTTTGTCCGAAACCGACATGCAGACGCTTTGGGATTTTTATATGGCAAGAAAAGGGTCTTTTGAGGCGTTTTATATTTATGATCTTGCTTTGCTGGCAAGCATAGCTCTTAACCACGACGGTCAGTATGTCGGCACCGGTGACGGCGCCACGGATATCTTCGACATTCCCGGCAGAAGTACTTCGTCTCAGGCGGTATATATCGACAATGCTTTGCAGACAACCCCGACCAACTACAGCATTTTAACCGGTGGCGGGGAAAGCAGCTCTGATCGTATAGACTTCGTAGCCGCTCCTGCAGCCGGCGAAGTGATCACTGTGGATTTCACAGGATACCTGCGTATCCGTGCCAGATTTCTGGAAGACAAACTGCCGAGAGAGCTGTTTATGACGAGCCTTTTTAGATACGGTATTAAATTAAAAGGATTAAGCGCAGCGTAGGAAAAAAACACGTCCTGCGTAGCTTTAGCGAAGAAGGATGAAATCATTCGATTCAAACATAACCACCGAACTGGCCAAGGAAATAGCCGCATCGTTCTTTTTTGTAGAGATGCAGTTTGCTTCCACGTATCGATACACGGATTGCGATATCGATATGTATCACGGCGGCAATAAGTACGATCATTATCCGTTTTCCATAGGCAACGTGGTGAATTCCGCGGGCTTGAGTGTCGACTCACTGGAGCTTGAATTTTCCAATGTTAATCTTGCCATGTCTTCCATTGTTCTGGGCGAGGACATTGCGAGCAAAACCTGCATTCTGTCGTTTTTCATGGTGACGGCCGATTATACCATTATTGCAGCCGAGGAACTTTTTCGAGGGCTGGTCGGCGAGTGGGAGCTGACCGAAGGCAGGCTGAGGCTAAAGCTGGTCAACGAGTTCATATTCTGGTCAAAACGCACGTTAAGAACGTGCCAGGCATCATGCCCCTGGACATTCAAAGGCACTGAATGCGCCTATTCCGGAGCCGCGACCTGGTGTGATCAGTCATATGACAGATGTCTCGCCCTGGCCAATTCCGACAGTTTCGGCGGTTTTCGTTTTCTGCCGTCTATAGAAGAAAAGAAGATATGGTGGGGGCGCACGCAAGATGCGTAAAAAAAATAATATTACCACGGAGTTTCACGGAGATTCACTGATATTGGTTTTTTATTTTCTGTGAAATTTCCGTGAAACTCCGTGGTAAAAGGCTAAAATGACAAAACCATTATCTGAAATAACCGGCAAATATATCGGTAAATCTTTCACCGAGATGCCCTGCATGCATCTGATGCACGGTATTTACACGGATCTAAGCGTGGATTTGCCGGACAGTTTCGGCAAACTTACCATTGATAATTATCAGGAGTACTTCAGGGAGAATCCCAGGCTGATTCAAGCCCGAATGATGCAGTTGATCAAAAGCCTGGGAAAGCCGGCGAGTGTTAAAAGCCTTAAAATATACGATCTTGTTGTAATTATGCAGCCCGGGCTCCGGCCGGTGATCTTCCCGGCAGTATACGTGGGCAGGAAGATGATAATCACATCGGTTATCAAAGAGGGTGTCGTAGTTGCGCGTCTGGACAGTTTTAACCGTCCCATCCTGGCCAGGAGACTTATATAGTGGCTGGATATTTCATTTCGAATGCTGTTGTCGCCTGGATAGTCAATTTTATAATAGCTCTAATTGCTTCATACGCCCTAAGTGAAATTTTCGGGCCGGACTACGACAGGCCGGATCTTACCCTTGAAGAGGGCGGGCATTTAAAGACAAGGCGATCCTCGAACGCATCTCTGCCGCTTATATACGGAACGTGCAGGGTGGGAGTCAATCAGGTTTATGTCGGGATTTCCGGAACTGATAACGAGTATATGCATATTATCGGAACCGTCGGAGAGGGACCCGTGGAGGGTATTCATCAGGAAAACAGTGTTGATCAGGTATTTATCGATGACAAAATATATACCGATTACGGCAGCAACGTTTCTTACGAATTTTTTGCGGGAACGGCTACACAGAACGTCTGTTCAACGCTGAACACCGCTATCTCCGAATGGACGGATCCTTTAAGATACACGGCTTATATTTATGTAAAGATTAAGTATGACCAGGACAAATTCAACTCGATTCCCTCTATAACCGTTATCCTGGAAGGTCTAAAGCTGTGGGATCCCACCGATGACGTTGCTCAAAATTCCGACAATCCGGCCCTGTGTGTTTACGACATGCTGACCAGGCCGTCGGTTCGCGGCGGATTCGGGCTTGATACCTGGCACGGGCCGGAGCCTGCAAGTCCCAGGATCGACAAAGACTCTGTTGACGACTCCAAGGATTACTGTACGACAAAGGGTTGGACCAACAATCAGCCGATAACCGACGCCAAAAAAGCGATCATGGACAACATGAACCTGATATTGCCGAACTTCAGAGGCGCCCTTGTTTATTCGGAAAATAAGTTCAAGGTGCTGTATATGGACCTCAACCACGAGGCGGTTGTCATGTCCTTTGATGACGACGATGTGATATCCGAAGGCGTTGAAAGCTCTTTGAAAATCAATCAGCCCAACATTTTCAACCGTCCCAACGCGGTCCGCGCAAAGTTTTTGTCCAGCAGCGCTGCTGCAGACGGTTCCGGAACATACAAGATCGCCGATCTGGTGAAAACGGACAGCACTGCCATAGCTGCTGATGGTGATTATCGAGAAAAAGAGGTTAAATTATACGGTCTGAACACCGTGGAGCTTGCCGGCAAGATGTTAAACTATCACCTGGAGCGGCTGCGCTGGGGTAACAGAGTGTCGTTTACCGCCGGCGCCAAAGCTCAGGCATTATAGCCCATGGATTCGATTCAGCTCACGCACACCATGCCCGGATGGACGGATCAGAAGCTGCGGGTTACCGGTGTTTCGTACATGGAAAACCGCATCGTGGGTATAACAGCCGTGGAAGAGCATCTCGATCTGTACGACGACGTTTACGACGTGACCTCTCATACATGGTACACAACCAATCTGCCCAACATCCTCGGAGCCGTTGCATCCGTTATCAACGTATCCCGTACGGAAGTTGTATATTACTACCGCGAGCGCAGCTTTACCAGGTTGAAGATAGATTTCGATCCGCCGGCTGCGGCAACATATCCATGGTGGGATTATGCCGAAATATGGGTTTCCATCGGAGGATCCTCCGATTATCGATATATGGCCAAATCCACCAGGGATTACGTCCTGGATCCGGTAAATGAGGGCGTGATCTATTACGTAAAGATCAGATCCGTCAGTGTCTCAGGAGCAAAAGAAGATTTCGACTCCTGTTACACGATTTCAAAGAACATTGTGGGCCGCACGGATGTGCCGTCCGACCTTTCTGCTATGACCGCCGTTGCAAATGGAGATAGTGTGAGTATTTATGCGGAAGGGATAACAGACCCAGACGTAGAAGCTTATGAGACAAGGCTGGGAACGTTTTGGGGAGGAGCCCTCTTTTTACGGCTGACAAAAAATTGTACTCTAAGCTTTAATGGCGTTCGTCCAGGAACTCATACCTTTTGGATTTCTCCTGTAGACAATGCTGGTAGGTATTCTACAAATCCAGTATCGGCCACAGTCTTAGTCTTCTTGCCTCCGAGTTATACTCTGCTTGCAACCTACGGAACGTGGACATGGGATTTTAGTGCAGGGTCTTTTATTAATACAGAGCAGTACACCGACGGTTCGTCGGTAGATTGGTTACGATTAATAACTTTTGAGAATAGGCTTTCAGATGGCGGCTTTGAAAATGGAGACTTTACAGGATGGACAGTTCAGGCAGATTCCGTAATAGAAAGTACTATAAAGAATACTGGGAGTTATGGTTCAAAGCTTGTTGCTTCAGGGTCTAATGCAAGTGGGTGTTATTATAAATACGAGATAAATCCGTTTGCATGTTATAGATTCACTCAATGGGTTCGTATGGCTGTTTATACGACCGGAGCCTTTCATCTTGTTAAGCTCCAGTTTTATACTGATGGAGATGCTTATATTACCAACACTTCGATAAACCATCCCGGAACGCCGCTTGATACTTGGGAAGAGTTTGAGAAGACAATAGGGCCTCCAGGAGCCGGAATGGACTTTACTATTCCAGTAAATGCTAAGTTTGTCCGAGTTTATGCTGGTGCCTGGTGGAACGCAAGCGGTAATCCTGTTGGTACGGCATACATAGATGACTGTTATTTTGAGGTGCTCACGGCACAAGCTATTAAGTACGGTGGTTGCGAATTTGCCGACCCTGCAATGTGGAATGTTGCCATTTTGAGTAGTCGTGGTACTCATGTGAGAAGTACTGCTCAAGCAGACACAGGAATCTATTCGATGCTTTATACTGGGAATGGAGTAGACACAGGACAGCATCATCTTAATTTTCATTTGGCCGGTAAAACCTGTCCTTGGGGGCAGAATTATGAGCTTAAAGCAAGTTTATATATTCCAAACGGTAATACTGAATTGACTACTTTTAGAATACAATGGCAAATAACGAATAAAAATGGAAACGTATCGTATGGTTACGGCAGCGGGGTTTCAACTCAAGGTAGCTGGCTGGATTTAAGCGAGATAACCGATCTGGATGAAAATGAGAGTTTGTCTGTTTTTTACGTTATAGAAAGCCAAGCTCAAATTTCATCCGAAACATTTTATGTTGATAACTTTCAAGCAAAACAATTAAACCCACGAGTGGGAAAATGGATTTCGCCTACACATGATCTTAATGCTATAGAAAATGTAAGGGTTTGGGGTAATTTTGTCACAGATTTTGCATCATCGGAAAATACTTTTGGTGGAGTAATGGGAACAACCGGAACATTTGGCGACCATGGTGCCGACACGAAAACCTTTGGGGAAATCTTTGCAGCCACCGTTGCTCCTAAGTTAAATGCTTTCTTGCGTCACGGAGAGGCTGCTGTAAATGAAGAAGTAAAAGAGTACTTTGAACTGTTAAGTGCGGATGTGAAGGCAAAGTATGTTGGAGTAGACGTGGTAATTACAAACCCATCTAATGACGCAAGATTATCTTTGGAAGAGCTGGACATGCTTGCATACGAAGGACCGATAGAGGTGTAGAATGGCATTAACATTGATTTTGCAAAGTGTAGCAGAAAACAAGACGGTTGCTTCTGATGGGACAGAAATTATTGAAAGCTATGACATATCGGTAGTTGCTGTCAATGATACGGCACAGGATAAAATATTAGCGAGTAAAGTAATCAGAATAGCTGGCGGACAAAATGCTGAGGACTCGAAAACTGAATTTAAAGATAAGATACGTTCCTGGTGGCAAGGTAGCCTTGCAGAATTTGATCGAAAAGTAAATCTAAGAAGCATTGCAAATGATGGAATTGCAGAATTGTTAATTGAATGACCCATGCTTCGCTAAAGCTACGCAGGGCATGCCCAGTGTATTAGACAGAAGAAGGGCATGTCCTCCGAAGCTTTAGTGAAGGAGGAAGGTTTATTATGTCTCAAGACTGGAACACAGACGTATATGACAAAGACGCCCGTTCTGCGGACGCAATTATGCAGGATGTCGAAAAGATGTTAGACACGCTGCAGTCCTCTTTTTCCGGCGGATCAGCTCCGTCCAGCCCTGTAGCCGGTATGTGGTGGTTCGATACCACCGCCAATCTGCTGAAATTGCGCAATGAAGCAAACAATGCGTGGCTGAGCGTGTGGGATCTGGCGAATAATAAACCGATTATCACCAATCTATCGGATGAGATTACGGTGGCAATGATCGCTGCGTCCGCTAAAGATCCTGCCGCTGGAACGGCAGGTCTTAGAACCATCGGCACCGGAGCAGTACAGGCGGCTGCCGGTAATGATTCCCGGTTTGGAGTCGCAGATGATAATTCTGTTACTATGGAAAAGATGCAGCACGGTTCAATTATGCTTCCTTTTGTTGAGGGTTCTGGCAATACTGTTTCTCCAGCTTGGTTCACGGTGCATACTTGTGGTGGAAAAGTATATATACCTGCAAATGCTACATCTGTCACAATGTCTTGTGAATTGCGTAGCGACAACGCTTCTGGCATAGCATATGGAAGATTTGATATAGGAGGTCTTAATTCAAGTTCAGTAACAGTATCAGGAGTCACTTGGACTTGGAGAGATACCGCTACTTCAGACGTTAGCTCTTTAGATGGTTGGTATGCACTCTCTTTAGAAGCGTATACTAATAATGTTTCTTATACAGCTTATATAAGAAACTCTTCTTTTATATGGGAATAGGAACCTGCGTTGCAGGAATAAACGGAAGTTTATCAAAGCGAAAAGACCATGTTTAAAGAAATAATCACAAAAGCCCTGGAGAATTTCTTCAGCTCACCCGCCGGCAAGGAGCTTATAGGTTC